TGATCGACGTGCCTTCGTCGGTGACGGGCAGACCAGCGATCAGCTTCGAGGTCTGGATGACGCCGTAGGACGAAAGCAGCAGCAACTCGCCGCCCATGTCATCGCCCTGTCGGCGACCCTGCACCGAGCGACCGATGTACCACCAGCCGACCATGTTGAAGTTCGCGGCCTGCGACGGGTCGGTGCCCTTGTAGACCACGAGGTCGCCCGCGCTGCCAACGGCAACGAGGTAGTCATCCACACCCTCGCCTGCGTCGAGCGTCCAGTTCCAGATGGACTTCAGCCAGCCGCCGTACTTGAACTTGTTGCCGAACTCGAACTTCGTCGCGTTGCCGCTGATCTGGCCTGCGGGCAGATACCATGCGTTGCCGCTGTTGCGCTCGATGAACCACACCCGGTTCTTCCAGACCATGACGTAATCCATGACGGCTTCGTCGGGTCCGGTGATCGAGCCGGGTGTCCAGCTTCCCGACGATTGGCTGTAGACGTAGTAGCCGTTCACGAGGTCGCAAACGAGCAGGTATTGCCCGGCGACGGTCGAATAATGGTGCCACGAGCAATAGCCCGCAGGATCGCTCTTGACCGGCCAATCCAGCACCTTGACGGGCGTGCCGTTGGCGACGCTCACGTCGTAGATGCCGTCGCTGGTGGCGGCAAAGAGCTTATTCAGCGGGTCCGCTGCGGCCTGCTGCGTGTTGAACGGGATCAGCGTGCGGATGCCGTTGCCGAGCGGCACCGGGTTGCACCACTCGCGATAGCCCTTGCGCACCGCGACGCCGTACTCCTGCGGGATCATGTTGTACAGGTAGAGCGCGTCCTGCGGTGGCACGTTGCCAGCGGATGCGACAGCGTTGACGCCGCCCTGCGGTGCAGACATGAACGCCGTCTGCGTCGCCTGCTCCTGCGAGCGGCGCTTGCGACGTGCGAGTTCCTGCGGCGCTGCCATCTCAGTTCCCGTAGCCCGTCTCTGGGACGTTCATGTAGTTCAGGAAACGGTTGTTCGGTCGCGGCCCGTTCATCGACAGGATCGGTGCGGGCTTGTCGTGCCCCTTGATCGCGTCGAGCGCGAGCATGTAGGCGTCCTGCGCCTTCGACGTGTCGAAGCCCTTGGCCTCGAGGAAGTACAGGCGCAGCCCTTTGACGAACAGCAGCGGGTCATACCGCACGATGTCGGCGGCGGCTGAAACGCTGTCCTTGTAGGTCGGGTTCGCCGGATCGCTCTGCCCGTCGATGACCCAATTGCGCGAGATGTACCTGTAGCTGATCGGGATGCCTGCGGGCGGCGGCTGCGGGAACAACTGGAGCTTCTGGTCGTTCTGGCGGAACCACGCATAGATCGTCACGTCGTAAATCTGCGACGCTTCGAGGTAGCTCCAGTATTGCGCCGACGCAGGGCCGAGCAACGGGTAGGCAGAGCCGGGCGTGCCCTCCTGCCAAGCGGTCTGGTCGATCATGTAGCCGAAGTCGGCGGGCAGGTCGTAGCTGCCGTCATCGCCCGCCGCAGTGACGAACTCGTGCTTGCGTTCGAGCAGTTCCCAATTCCACTCGTGCAGCAGCGTCTCACCCAACTGGTTCGCGAGTTCGACCAGTTGGATGAACGCCGGATCGACAGAGTAGAACGGATCGGACTCGCGATTCAGACCGCAGGCGATAGCCGCCCGATTGATGAGGTCGCCTGCTGTCTGATACCGCGCCATGAGTTACTTCCTCTTGCGGAGTTCTTCGATTGCCTTCGCCTGATCGGCGAGTGCCTTCTCGAGCGCCTCGATCTTGTTGTCACGCTCTGCAAGCTCTGCCTGCATCTTCGTGACCTGCGCAGTGTCCTTCATCGCAGCGACGAACGCCGCGGCCTTTGCCTTCCACTGCTGCCCGCCCGGAATCTTCGCGACGTGCGTGTCGGAGAGCGTCGCCAACTGCTCGACCGAGAAGATGTTGATGAACTTCAGTTCCTCGGCGAGCGTTGCCGGGATCGTCGGCCAGAGTGACAGCGGCGTGCCATCGTGGGCCTGCTGCGTCTGCTGCTGTTTAAACCGCTCGTACTGCTTGGCGAAGCGCAGGCGATCATCGGTCGGCAGGATGCCCGTCTTTTGCACGGGGCGGTCCACCGTGTTGTGACGGTCGCCCGGCACCATGATCTTGACGAACTCACGCTCCTTGAAGCAGCGCCGTCCCTCGGCGAGCGAACGTTCGCGGTCCTCGACGGGCTTCATGTAGAAGATGACGCCCAGCCGGTCATCGCCGAAGGTCAGGTTCTCGGCGTTCTCGGCCTGTTCCTCAATGCTCACTTCACGCATGGTAGTTTTCCTATGTTATGAGATAGCAACATGCCCGGTACTTGTGAACGGCGTGCCGCCGCTCCAATGTGCCGCGGTTCCAGAGCTTGCCAGCAGCCTCCCGTCAGTAACGAAAGGCAGGCCGCAAGACCAATGGTTCACTTGTCCACCGATGGACACCACGATCTCGTGCAGCGCATTGAACGGCAGCCCGTTCGAGTGGCTCACAATCGGCTGCGAGCCGATGCACAGTTCGCCAGCGGCGTTGAACGGCAACCCGTTGCGCCAAGAAACAACGGGACCAGCCCCGGTGGGGATGGCCCCGTTGACTGCCAGCCCGTTGAGAGCCGACATGCGGGATCAGGTCACGTCGAGCAGCGGCGTGGCACCCGAACCGAACACGCTCGCACCAGCGCCGATGCTGACACCCGAGCGATTCGCCCAGCCCGTCTCGACAACCGCACCGTTCGCGACGGTGCCCGTTGCCGTGACCGACTTGATCGGGAAGCCCGTGAACGGCGTCGTTCCACCGTCACGCGAGCCACCGTTGCCAGCCATGCACAAGCCGACCGTGCCGATGTCACGAGGCGTCGAGACGCCGAGCGCATCCGACAGGCCGCCGCCGATGTACATGATCGAGGCGTCAGCCGCCTGCACCGAAGAAGGAAGATCCTGCCCCGGAATGTAATCGTCGGTGAAGTTGCCATCGGCGAACGGGGCCGGGTCGTTGGCACCGAACACAGGCGGCGAGCCGAAGCCGATGCCCGTGCAGAGTCCACCCGTCGAGATGTTGGCGGGATCGTTGGCGTAGGTCGGGTAGCCGTTCACCCAGCCCGTGATCTTGCGGGCGTCGAGCGGCGACGCCTTCGGACCCGAGAGCGGGCAGAAGATGACTGCCTTCCCTGCGGAAGGATTGGCAGCGTTTTCCGCTGCGGTTGAACCGGGAAGTCCTGCGGGCATTGTCTTGTCCTCCGTAGATGAACCGGGAGAAAGGGGCGCGGCTCGCAACCGCGCCCAAATCTCAGTTCATCAGGTGTTGAAGTCCAGACGGCCCTGAAACTGGCGACCCGAGCAGGTCAGGTTGCCAGCCCACGCGAGGATCTGCACTTCCGCGTCTTGGTTGATCGCGTAACGCTTGTTCGGTGCCAGCGGCACCATGTTGCGCTGCGCGTGCGGACGGTAGTGCAGGTACTTGGTGTTCAGGAAGAAGGCAGTGTTCGTCGGGCAGAACCCGCCGATGCCGCCGTCCAGCACCACGTCTGCGTCCATGTACTTCAGGGTCGGGAAGCCCAGCGACGCGCTCGAGGCGTCGGTGAACCGCTGCTGCGCCTGCAAGCTGGCGAGGTAGACACCCCACACGCCCGCATCGACCACGATCAGGTCAGGGCGATCCGCGCCGCGCACAAGCTGCGCCCAGAGCGCGTTGAAGTAGCCCTGAATCTTGTCCACCGTCATGTCGGTCGAGCCAGCGTCGGTGACCTTGTTCTTCCAGAAGGTCCAAGTGTTGCTGTCGATGCCGCCGTACACGTTCGTCGGCGCGACCGGGACCGCCTTGTTCAGGCCCTCGATCTGCTTGCCGCCAGCGCCCGTGCCGTCGCTGTACAGACCGCCCGCGACAAGGTTCGCCATCGTGGCTTCGGCGACGCTGATGCGGCCCTCGAGCAGGTCGATCATCTGCTCCTTGCCGGAGTTCTTCAGCATGTCGAGGCCAGAGATGGTCACCGGGCACGCGGCCTGCTTGAACTCGAACTCCGCGGCGCTGATAACGTCCTGCGCGGCGACCGGGAGCAGGTCATACCCGCTGTACCAGCCCGCGTTGCCGTTCTCGGCGAAGCTCAGTTCCTGAAAGATCTTCGAACCGCCGGAGACGGTCTTGATCTTGCCGCGCTGCTCGAGGCGAGCGAGCAGGGCGTTGTTCTTCGTCACGTTGTCCGCGATGGACTTCGTGCGCGACTCGATGGTCGTCGCGATGATGTCGGAAACATTGGGGAATGACATTGAGGTAATCCTCTGCTGATGATTGAGCCTAGATCCTGACCGTTTCCCGTGGAGCGTTTACACGCTTCGGCCTGTCGCCCGGTCTGGGGCTGTCATCAGCAGAGTGGACCACGATGGGTTCTTACCTGCCGCCGACTTGCTCGAACGCCGCCTCGATAGCGCCGCGAAGGTCTGCCGGATTGGAGGATGGCACCCCAGAGGGCGTTCCCCTGACACTCGAGGCTGCGTGTCTCGCTCGCTGGGTGGACCCGTTCTGGTTCCCGGCTCGAGCCGCCGCCTCGCGTGCCTCCAACACCTTCGCGATGTCGGGCTGCATCTTGCAGGCCCGTTCATACGCCTGTTCGAGCGACAAGTCAATCCCGCGGCGTGCGGCGACCTCCAAAAGGTCGGCCATGTCCTCGCGCACGTCCTCGAAGAACTCCTTGTCGGAGCCGAACGCCTCGACCTCGCCAACCGCCTTCTCGATGATCGCTTCCTGCTTCTGCTGCTGGAGGCCCTGAAGCTGCGCCAGAAGCTGATCGACACGCGGGTCGGTCATCATCTGCTGCTGGTACTGCGGCTGCTGCCCGTGCATCTGGTGAATCTGCCCAGCGGGCAGGCGATCCAGCGCGTCGGCCAGCGCGTTCACGTCCACGCCGTAGTTGCGCACGATGGTCGCGGCGAGTTGCGCCTTCTCGACGGGCGTGCCGAAGCGCAGCCTCGAGGCGAGGTTCATCAGGTTCGCGCTCGCGGTCAGCACGTCCACGCCTTCGGCCTGCAACGCCGGGGCGAACTGCTGGTGCAACTGCGAAACGTAGTCCTGCACCTGACGCGCCTGCGCCGTCTCCTGCATGACCTGCGCCGCCTCGCGCTCGCGGCGATGCACTTCGGCGCGAACGTCGGCGGGAAGCTGCGACCACGCCTCGCGTGCGCCCGGCTTCCACGATTGCGGTGCCTTCGCGAACGGATCGCGCTGCTCGCCTTCGGGCTTTACAGCTTCCTTCGCCAGAGCAGGATCAGGAGCGCCAGCGGGAGCAGCACCTCCACCATCGGCAGGAGCAGGCGGCTTCTGGCGAGCGAACTTGCCATCCACGCGCCGACCGTCGCCACGATCTTCGGTGGGGATGGGCGTGGCTCCGGCCTCGGTCTTTTCGGGCGTAGCCCGAACGGACTCCGGGGCGTTCTCTGGCGATCCCCCTGCTTCTGCGTTGTCATTGAAGGCGCTCTCCAGCGTAGCTCTCAGGTCGTTTTCTTCAGCGGCCATGTCGTTTTCCTATGTGTTGGGTTACTTCTTCGGCTTGCGCGTCGCTTGGGCACGCATCATCCGTTCGAGGAAGGTGAGGTCGGCCTCACCGAGCAGCACCTGATCGCGCAGCATCTCAGGCGAGACGCCCGTTGCCGCGGCCTTCTCCGCGATGAGGTCGGAGATGATCTCGAGCTTGGGCTGGCCGATGGGCGTGTCAACGCCCGTCTGCGGCGAGAACAGGCCCCACGCCGTCGCCTGCGCAGGCACCGCCTCGAGGCCCGCCTGCTGCGCGATCTCCTCGCGCCACCACGGCGCAAGCTCCTGAAGCTCCGCGGTGCTGACGCTCGCCGCGTTCGGTCCCTGCACGCCCTTCACCGTCTTCAGGCCGCGCACGTCGGGCAGGCCCACGGCACGCGACCAGTGCGCGTCGCCCACGGGGATGTCGCTCTGCCTGCCGAGCGCAGACGGGCGCGACGCCTGCTCGTAGAGCGGCACCTTCGGCGACTTCATCTGCATCGAGCCTGAGTCGAGGTACTTGCGCATCGCGGGCGACTGCGCGGTGCCGTGATAGGCGTGCGACGGGATCGAGATGATGTCTTCGGGCAGGCCCTGCGCGATGCGGTCCTCGAGCGTCATGCCTGCGTACTTCTCGAAGTCGCCGAAGCGCCCAGCCTGCGCGAGCCGATTCGCCGCCGTGCCGCGCAGCAGTTCGGTCACCACGTCGCTCGAGGGCGACGCCATCGCAGTGAGCGCGTTCAGGCGCGACATGCGCTTGACCGCCTCCTCCTCGCCCACGAGCGCCACGAGACGGGCGAACGCCGGGTCGGTCATGTACCAGCCCTTCATGCCGCGGCTGAGTTCAGGCGCAAGCTCGCGGCCAGCCTCGAGCGCGGTGAGGATGCGGCGCGTGTTCTTCGGCTCCATGACGCGAGCGCCATGCTCTGTGCCCTTCGGCTTCTTCGCTGCGCCGGGGATGACGCCCGCCGCGGTGCCCGGCTGCTCTGCGGCCTTCGCGAGGTCATCGCGGGTCACGCCGAACAGCTTCGAGAGGTTCTCGCTCTCCGGGCGCACCATGACCTCGGCTTCCTCGGCGAGTTGCTTCGGATCCTTGTAGATGCCGGGGAACGCGATGCGGTCGGCGTTCTTGATCGTGGAGCGCACCTTGCGGCCCGCCGCGGAGAGCGGCTTGCCGACGATGGGAATCACGCCAGCGGCAGACAGGCCCATGCCGAGCGCGTCGCCCTCGCGGCGCGAACGCTCGAAGTCGCGGCCTGCCTGCGCAGTGCCGACCACGGGCAGCATGCCCGCGCCCATGTCGGCCCAGAAGTTCGTCTCCTTGCCCGCTTCGGGATCGAGCGAGAAGTACGGCGCTGCCTTCTTGCGCAGCGCGGAGAGCGTGGCGGCGAGGCCCTCACCCCGGACGGGAACAGCTTCAGCGACCATGCGCCTTCTCCATCGCACGCATCACGGCTTCGCGCCGCTCGTGCTTGTCATGTCGGCCCGTGTAAACGTCCTCACGGCGCTTCGCCGCTTGGTCCCATGTGCCCTTGAAGTCATCGACCGTCGCGAGGTTGTGACGCTTCATGTACTCGCGGTGCTTCTTCTTCGAGTCGATGACGGTGCCGTCAACGCCCTTGAACGGCGAGCCGCTGTAGATGCGGTCGCTGAAGCGCCAGCCGTCACCGCTGCCGTCGCTGCGGCGGCGTCCGGGGCCGGGCACCATCTTCCCCAGCGTTTCGTCGTAGTGCCAAGTGCTGCGCGTCACTGTCCCGGCCTCCGCATCGTGGTGACGTTCTGCACGGCGTCGAGCGCCGCCGCACGCTGGTTCTCTCGCGAATCGAACGCGAACTGCGCCGCCTGCTTCTTCAGTTCGGCCTGCGTCTCGGCGTTGATGCGCACGATGTCGGCCTGCGTCTGCATCTGGATCTCCTGACCCTTCGCCGCCGACTTCATCTTCTCGCGCTGCGCGTCGCCTTGCAGCTTCATCTGCTGCGCGGCCTGCGCCGCCTCCATCTTCGCCTTGTTCGGATCGGGCGGCGGTGCGGGCGGCTGCTGCTGGAGCGACGCGATGGCCTTGTCCAGCACGCCCTCGATGCTCGAGGCACCCTTGAAGCCCGTCATCGTCCACTTCAGCATCTCGAGCAGCGTCGGTGCCGCCGCCGGGTACTTGTCGATGAGCGGCTGCGCGGCGGTGAGGAACTGCGCCAGCCCGGCGATGAACTCCGACTTCTCCTGCCGCAGCGCGGCCATGTCCTGCGCCGCCAGCGTCTCGCTCTTGATGCTGATCTTGAACGCATCCATCGCCCGGATCATCTGGAGCGCCTGCGGGATGTACTGCGCGTCGGGCGTTGCCTGCACGTTCGACTGAGCGACGATGCTCTGGTCATCGAAGTGCTTCGCCATGATCTCGATGCGCAGCCGTTGCAGGTCGGTCGCGAACCGTGCGAAGTCATCCTGCATCGCCTGCACGCGGGTGCTGGCGAACTTGGCCTTGATCGACTGCGCCGTCGCCGTCTCGCCCTGCTGCGTGCTGCCGCGCAGGATGTCCGACATGCCCGTGACCTGATAGAGCAGGTTCACGAGTTCGGTGCGGTAATCGCGCAGAATCTGGAGCGCCTTCGCGACCTCCTCGATGGGCAGCCAATCGACCTGCCCCTTGATGCCGCCCTTCTCGGCGAACATCGCCCAATTGTCCACGGGCACGAGTTCGTTATCGACAAGCTCGTTGAGCATGCGCTGCACGCCGTCCGCGCTCTTGTCGTACACGCCCACCACCTTGATCGCCTTCTCCAGCATGGTGATCCGGGTCGTGACGTTGTTCAGTTCGTCGTACTGGTCCTGCGCGAGGATGTAGTCAGCGCGTGGCGTGTAGCTCTGGCTCGTGGGGTTCGCGAGCATGAACTGCGGGCACGGGAAGAAGCCTTCGAGTTGCAGCGGGTCTTCCTTCGCGTCGCAGATGACATCCATGCCCTCGGCGACCCAATACACCGTCTTGTGTTCGAGGCACCAGATTTCCCAGACCTCGGCCTTCTGCCACGGGTCGTTCTCGATGCCGCCCTTCGAGTTGCGCTTCGAGGTCGAGAGCGGGATGTTCTCGCCAATCGTCTCGCCGAAGCGTTCGACACACTGGTCGCGGGTGAGGTAGTTGCGGAAGCCGACCCAGCGCACTTCGTCCCACGTCCTCGCGGGCGACCACAGCACGTCGCGCCAGTTGAGGTAGTACACGGGCGCGGCCTCGAAGGTCTTCTTCTCCTCCTCGTAGCCGGGCGCGAGTTCGATCTCCTCGCCGTTCGCGTCGTACTCGGTGATCGGATCGTGCTGGATCGTCTCGAAGTCGGCCTCGTAGGCGACACGCGCCAAGCCGAAGCCCACGAGCAAGCGGTCATCGAGCGCCCCGCCGATGGCGTAGCTGAACTGCTTGCCGATGTCGGCGTTCGCGATGCGCTCGAGCATCTCGGCTGCGACGCGGGCCGCGTCATCGTCGGCGTCCTCGTAGCGCCTGCTGATCTCAACACGCGGCACGTTGCCGAACAGCATCGAGCGCAGCGTGATGACGTTGGCGCTGAAGATGTTGAGCCGCGTCGAGCGTGCGTAGGGATCGTCGGCACGCTCATCGAGGAACACCTTGGTGATCCTCTTGCCTGCCTCGTTCCACTTCTTCGCGTCCTTCTTCGCCGCGGCGAGTTCGGTGAGCCACCGCTTCTGCCAGCCCTGCGGCGTGTTGTCGAAGTCCTTCGAGGATTGGATCGTGTTGGTGCTGGTCATCCGATTCTCCGGTTGGGACCGAACCGTTCACGGTCCACAAACAACTGATTCAGGGTAAAACTCGCCGCCGCCTGCACGGGCTTCGGCTTCTCGGCGGGCTTCGCCTTCGACCGCTCGCGCAGCATGAGTGCGCCGTAGGTGAACGCATCCGCGCCGTGCGACGCCCAATCGTGACGCGGCTCCTTCGAGTAGGTGCGCGTGTCATCGTTCCATGCGTAGCTCCACTCGCGCAGCGCGAGCAGACCTTGTGCGCAGCCAGCGTGGTCGAACTTGCACCGCGGCAGCACCGACCGCGCAGCGTTTACACGGTCCTGCGTGCGGACCTGCGGCACGATGACGATGCGCTCCGCGTCGAGTTGCCCGCTGCGCTTCGCCTCGAGGAACTGCTCGATGACTGAGTGCCGCGTCGCGAACGTCTTCGCTCGCGCATCGTGCGGCAGGTAGATCGTGCCGTACTTCCACGGCTTCGAGGCGAGCCGCTCGATCCACTGCTCCGCGTCGAGTCCGTTGTCTTCGTCGTACTCCACGATGCCGAAGCCATCGGCCCACGGTTGCCAGAACCAGAACGCCGCCGTGTCGCGGAAGCCGATGTCGGCGCTGATGTCGATGCGCTCGCCTGCTGCGTCCCAGACCAGCGCACCGAGACGCCCGCTGCGGTCGGCCTCCTCGATGTAGCGACCGAGAATCGCGCCGACGTTCGCCGCAGCGAAGTCCACCATGTACTCCTGCCGCGCAAGCTCCTCCGGCATGCCCTGCGCGATCTCCGCTGCGATGTCCTGCTCTGTCATCACGCCCGCGGTGATCGCGTCCAGCACGCTCCAGCGCCAGCCCGGCGTGATCTTCGCAAGCTCGAGCATCTGGTGCAGATGGTTGTAGCCTCGAGGCGTCGAGATGAACGCAGCCCAGCCGCCGTTCATCTTCAGGATCGGGCGCATCATCTCCCAGCCCTTCGGGTGCGCGATGGCGAACTCGCTGTACACGAGGCCGATGGGATTCGAGCCTACCCAGCGGTCGTACTGATCCGAGCCGCCAAGCTGCCACGCGCTGCCGTTCTTCAGCACGATGCGCATCTCTTGCTCGTTGACGCTCTCGCGCAGTTCCTTCGGGAACGCCATGTCGATCAGGCGCTCGCCCTCGTTGCTCATGCCATCCCAGATGGTGCGGCGTGCGTGCGCGAACTCCGGCAGGAAGTGAACGTACAGGCCCTTGCGCTCGAAGGACTTCATGCACGCGATGTTCATGTAGGTGAGGTCTTTGCCCGTGCGGCGTGACCAGACCTCGACTGCTCGCGTGCCCGCTTCGTCCCAATACTCGAACGCCGGGCGCTGATACGCACGCGGCACGATGTTCGGGATCTTGATGCGGATCTCGCTCACGGCTGTTTAAACGCCGTGCGCTCAACGATGATCGACTCGCCCTTGCTCGTGAGGTCAGTCGCCGCGAGCGTTGGCAGTTGAAACTTCAGCAGGCCCAGCGCCGCGGTGACCTGATGCGGCTCCGCGATGACCTTGCCCTCGGCGATCTTCTCGAGGCGGTCGATCAGCATCGCGCCGCGGATGCGCTCTCGCGTCGCCTGCGTGACGCGCACGCCCTTCGGTCGCCCAGCGCCCGGCCTCACGCCGCCGCGCCCGTCCTTGCGCTCCGTGGCACGCTCCGCGTTGC